GAAGTTCACGTTGTTGTTATCGACGATAAGGGAGAAATCTCTGGTAACGTCGGAACAATCCTTGAGAAGCATCTCGCACTCTCCAAGGCCACTGACGCTGAATTCTCTGTCGGGGACGCTTCCTACTACAGAAAGTATGTCAAGGCTCAATCGGAGTACATCTACCTTGGCGGTGAACCTGCTGGAACCAGAGCAACTGGATTTAGCACCTACACCGCATGGACCGCTGCCACAGATACTGCTTGGGATCAAAATGCTCAAGGCATTATCTTCGCTGGTATCGGTAATACCAACATGCAACTTGCTGGTGGTATCAACTACGGAGCAAAAACTGGAGTAACAAACACTGCTGCTAACGCTGGTGCTTTGACTGCTTCTGCCGCTAACATCAGAGCAGGATTTGAGTTATTCGCTAACGCAGATAACTATCCCGTTGACTTTGTTCTGATGGGATCTGCAAACTACGGTCTTGCCGAAGCACAAGCAGTTGCTCTGAAAGCAATCGACGTTGCTGAAAGAAGAAAGGATGCTCTGGCATTCATCTCGCCCTACAGACAAGCAATCATCAGCGATGCAGCTGCTGGTTCTGTAACCGTAAACTCTGATACTGACATCACGAACAATGTTGTTGGATTCTTCGGTCCTCTGACATCTTCTTCGTATGCTGTATTCGACAGCGGTTATAAGTACATGTATGATCGCTTCAATGCTACCTTTAGATATGTACCTCTGAACGGAGACATTGCTGGCATCTGCGCTAGAAACGATATCAACAACTTCCCCTGGTTCTCTCCCGCTGGAACTCTGAGAGGAACAATTCTGAATGCTGTCAAGGTTCCTTATAACCCCAACCAGCAACAAAGAGATGTTCTTTACAGCAACAGAGTCAACCCTGTAATCTTCCAGTCTGGATCTGGTATTGTCCTCTTCGGAGACAAGACTGCTCTTGCTAAATCTTCCGCCTTTGACAGAATTAACGTTCGTCGTTTGTTCTTGTTCCTTGAGAAGGCAATCTCTGCTGCGGCCAAGGATCAACTCTTTGAGTTCAACGATGAGATCACAAGAAGCAACTTTGTCAACACGGTTGAACCTTTCCTGAGAGATGTTCAATCCAAGCGTGGTATCACAGATTTCGTCGTCATCTGCGACGAGACAAATAACACCGCTGCTGTAATTGATAATAACGAGTTTGTGGCTGATATCTACATCAAACCCGCTCGCTCGATCAACTTCATCGGTCTGACATTCGTTGCTACTCGCAGCGGAGTTGACTTTGAAGAAGTCATCGGAAACGTTTAATTCCTTAAATATCAAAAAAGACTAGAGGTCCCACAATGGCAAGTAGACAACAACTCAACCCTCCGGCTTTAAGGAAGATCAGTGATTTCAAGAGCAAGCTGACTGGTGGCGGTGCCAGACCTAATCTATTTGAAGTAGCATTAGCGTTTCCTGGTATTGCCCCTGCAGACAACAACGTTCTTGATAAGGCAAGATTCTTGGTAAAGGCAGCTGCGCTGCCTGCTTCCAACGTCGCTCCTATCGATGTTCCTTTTAGAGGAAGAATCCTTAAGATCGCTGGAGACAGAACCTTCGATACCTGGACGGTAACCGTCATCAACGATACCGACTTTGCTATCAGAGGTGCATTTGAAAAGTGGATGAATGCTATCAACAACGTAGCAGATGCCACTGGCGAAAGCAATCCTCTCAACTATAAGTCGGATGCTTATGTATTCCAACTGAACCGTGAAGGAGAAACAATCAGAACATATCGTTTCTATGATGTGTTCCCCACCAACGTTTCTCAGATCGAACTTTCGTATGATTCTTCCGATACTCTGGAAGAGTTCACTGTTGAACTCCAAGTCCAGTACTGGGAAGCATACGGAAACGGTGGAGACATCACTGGTTGAGGTAGCATAAATAGAAAGGTAGAAATCGGAATTAGATAATGCCCAAGCTATTTGGCTTCTCAATTGAAGACACCGATAAAAAACCCAAAGGCGTAGTCAGCCCTATTCCTCAAAGTGATGAGGATGGGGTTGACTATTATTTGTCTAGTGGGTTTTATGGTCAGTATGTTGACATCGAAGGTGTCTACAAAACTGAGGCCGACTTAATCAGACGATATCGTGAGATGGCATTGCACCCAGAGTGCGATAGTGCTATTGAAGATATTGTTAATGAGGCTATTGTTTCCGATCTGAACGATTCCCCTGTTTCTGTCGATCTTCAAAACTTAAACGCCAGTGAAGACGTTAAAAAAATTATTCGCAAAGAGTTTAAGTACATCAAAGATCTTCTAGACTTTGATTCTAAGTCTCACGAAATTTTTAGAAACTGGTATGTAGATGGAAGAATCTATTACCACAAAATTATCGATACGCAAAATCCAGAAGAGGGTTTGCAAGAGATTAGATTTATTGACGCTTTAAAAATGCGTTATGTCAGACAGGAAAAGAAACTGTCTGAACAGCAAAGAGCAATCAAAGCAAGCGGTTTAAATAATCGCATTGATCCAGTAGATCAAATTACTAGAGGAGTATCTCCTGAAATTGAGGAGTATTTCATGTATACTCCCAAAAGTATGTATCCCACTCAAATTACTGGTGGTGGTGATGCAAAGGGTATTAGATTCTCCAAGGATTCTATCACATATTGCACCTCTGGTTTGGTTGATAGAAACAAATCTATTGTTCTTTCATATCTCCACAAGGCAATCAAGTCACTCAATCAACTCCGTATGATTGAAGACTCTCTGGTTATTTACAGATTGTCTCGTGCTCCTGAGCGTAGAATTTTCTACATCGATGTTGGTAATCTGCCAAAGGTTAAGGCCGAGCAGTACCTCAAAGATGTGATGAATAGGTATCGTAACAAGTTGGTTTACGATGCTAATACTGGCGAGATTCGTGATGATCGCAAGTACATGTCTATGCTAGAAGACTTCTGGCTTCCCAGAAGAGAAGGTGGACGTGGTACTGAAATCACCACACTTCCTGGTGGACAAAACCTTGGTGAACTTTCTGACGTAGAATATTTCCAAAAGAAACTCTACAGATCTCTTCAAGTTCCCGAATCTAGAATTGCTGCTGATGGTGGATTCAATCTTGGACGTTCTTCCGAAATTCTTCGTGATGAACTGAAGTTTGCCAAGTTTGTTGGCCGTCTTCGTAAGCGTTTTAGCAATATCTTTTTAGATCTTCTCAAAACTCAACTGCTTCTGAAGAATATCATTACCCTTGATGATTGGGATATGATGAAGGAGCATATCCAATTCGATTATATCTACGATAATCAATTTGATGAGTTAAAAGATGCCGAACTGATGAACAGCCGCCTCGGTGTCGTTGCTCAAGTAGAACCCTATCTTGGCAAATACTATTCTGTAGAGTACGTTCGTAGAAATATTCTCAGACAAACTGATCAAGAAATCATTGAGATTGATGCTCAGATTGAGGATGAAATTGAGAAGGGTATTCTTCCCGATCCCGCAGAATTGGAAGGTATCGGTGCAGATGGTCAACCTACAAATTTAGGTGACGTTCCTCAAGACGAAGAGGTTCCTGCTCAAGAAACCGAAGCCCCAACAGGCGGAGAGATCTGAAGTAGATAAATAAATTATACCACTTTTTGAAATTACTATGACTCCTTCAGAAATTATTGATGCGATCATTGATGATCGATCTGCATCTGAAGTCAGCGATGCTATCAAAGACGTTCTTTTTGCAAAGTCGTCTGGAAGAATCGATGACATGAGAGGAACTGTTGCTACCAGTCTTTTTGGTGCTCCAGATCAAGAAGAAGATGAAGAGTATGACTCCGAAGAGGAGTATGAAGAAGAGGAAGAAGAGGACGAAGAGTGATGCCCGAAGAACCTAATGATCTATCAATGCAAGTTCCAGTAGAAGAGCCAACTCCTCCCACTGAACATGATGATCCAGAAATGCATGTACCAGTAGCAAAGGAAGAATAATCATGAAGGTTAAACTTTTGGGGACATATGCTAGAGGTGGAGGTACTGTAACTACTGTACCAGATGCCGATGGAATTGGTGCAGTATATGTTCGAGTCTCTAACGCTGGTGCTGGCCTTACCTATATTCAGGTCAGAGATACTCAAGGTGGTGCAGCAGTGCAAGATTCATATCTTGCACCTTATGAGAATATCATTCTCAAAAAAGAATCTGGACAATATCTTTACGGAAATTCTTCCGATCTTTACTTTGTAGCTGTCTCACCTCATCCATAATGGCATACGAATCTAACGATGCGATCGTAAAACTTAAAGGTGTCACGCCAACATATGTGAACTCGGGTGGTGTTCTCATTAATGCGACTTGCGTTCGTTTAACATGTTATGGTGTGGCTCAGTTTCTTTATGTTTACGATTCCACCAATACAACTCTAGTAGCATCACATATTATTGGACAGTACGAAACTCTCTACCTCGTAAAAGAGGCAGACCAATACCTTCGTTGCAATGTTACTTACGGCATTGCTGCAACAGTTGAAGGTTAACATAAATAAAAAATAGGACTCAGGCAAATAAGATGAAACTCATCAGGGAAGAAATCGAACAGGTTGAAGTTATCGTTGAAGAACGCAACGGTAAGAAAAATCTCTATATTGAGGGTATCTTCCTTCAAACTGAGCAACCTAACAGAAACCGTCGCCTCTATGGCGCTCAGTTGATGGAAAGAGAGGTAAAAAGATATACCGAAACTTTCATCGATAAAGGACGTGCTCTCGGTGAGCTTGGTCACCCCGATGGACCTACCGTAAACTTAGATAGAGTTTCCCACAAAATCATCTCCCTTCATAGAGAAGGAAATGATTGGGTTGGTAAAGCAAAGATTCTTTCTACCCCCATGGGTAAGATTGCCGAATCTCTTCTGAGCGAAGGTGTAAAGCTTGGCGTTTCTTCTCGTGGTGTTGGAACTCTTTCCCCCACCAAAGAAGGATATAACATGGTCAATGATGACTTCATGTTAGCAACTGCTGCCGATATTGTAGCAGACCCCTCTGCTCCTGATGCGTTTGTCAATGGCATCATGGAAGGAAAAGACTGGGTTTGGGATGGAGGTATTCTCCGCGAAAAACTCGCAGAAAAGACATACAAGAAAATCAACACTTTAGTTGACCAAAAAAGACTTGATGAGCAGAAACTCAATCTGTTCCAAGATTTCTTGGCAAACTTGTAATTTATAAATACATTTAGGTTAAATTTAACACGATTTTTTCGGAGAAGTTAACAATGTCCGCTGGAAAAAACTTACAAGAAATGGAGAACCCTGTAACCAGGGGAGCGAAAGCTGGCGAATCGATGGACTCTTCTGCTAAGAGTGGTTATGTCCCTGGACATGCCCAAGTAGATGACCTCGGTGGCCCCACTCCTGAGAACTACAAGCCCGACGATGACTCGGCAAAACTGAAAGAGCCTTCTCTTTCGCACGTCCGTAATGTAGTTAATGCCAAAGCAAAAGCAGCGGAAGGTATGGACGCTTCTAAGAAAAATAGCTACGGCGAAGAAGTCGAAACCGAAGAAGAAATCGTGGATGAAGCTACCATCGATAACGAAGAAGTTGTAACCGAAGAAGACGTTAACATCGAAGAAGATGTTGCCGCTCTGTTCTCTGGTGAAGAACTCTCTGAAGATTTCCAAGAGAAAGCGAAAATCATTTTTGAGGCAACTGTAAAGGCTAAAGTTTCCGAAGTTCGTGAGCAACTGGAAGAAGCATATGCTGCCCGCATTGTCGAAGAAGTTGAAGAGATCAAGGAAGAATTGGTCACTCGCGTCGATGCTTATCTTGAGTACGTTTCCGAAGAGTGGATCAAGGAAAACGAACTGCAGATCGAGCACGGTCTCAAAACAGAAATGACCGAATCGTTCCTCCAAGGAATGAGAGGTCTCTTTGAAGATCATTATGTGAATATCCCTGACGATAAATATGATGTTGTCGAAATGATGGTAGACAAACTTGATGACATGGAGGCAAAACTCAACGAGCAAATTGAGAAGAATATTTCTCTGAATCAAAGGCTCGGTGAGTCCGTCGCTGATCACATCCTTAAGGACGTATCCGAAGGACTTGCTGTAACCCAGAAAGAGAAACTCGCATCTCTTGCAGAAAGTGTTGAGTTTGAGAGTGAAGAATCCTATCGCGAGAAGCTGGTATCCCTGAGAGAATCTTATTTCTCCACCGAGAAGGTTACCAAGCAAGAAGCAACCGAGACATTGACTGAAGGCATGGAAACCGTTCCTGCTGCTCCTGCTGGACGCATGAACGCATACCTCCGCGCTCTCGGCAATAAGTAATCTCGCAACCCTTTAGTAAACTCAAACAATCACAGGTAAACGAAGCAATGTTTAACTCACAACAGCTTCAAGAGAAGTGGGCTCCCCTTCTGGATTACGCTGGATGCGATCCTATCAAGGATCCCCATCGTCGTGCAGTAACTGCCGCTCTCTTGGAAAACCAAGAAAAGTTCCTCTCTGAGGAGCAAGCATTTAATCAGGGTCACAACCTGATGGAAGCCCCCACCCAGTCTTTCTCTGCTGGTGGTGGTGCATACTACCGTGGTTCGGGCGGTACTGACAGTGGCAACCCCACTGGTGGTTTCGACCCCGTTCTGATCAGCCTGATCCGTCGCTCCATGCCCAACTTGGTCGCTTATGACCTCGCTGGTGTTCAACCCATGAGCGGTCCTACTGGACTGATCTTCGCAATGCGTTCTCGCTACGAGAACATGACCGGAACCGAGGCCCTCTTCAACGAGCCCGATTCGGCATTCTCCGCTCAGCGCGAAGGATACGACGCAACCCAAGGCGACTACACTGGTGGCACTGACTCTGACGGCACCGTTGGTTTCGGTACTACTCTGCAGCGTGGTTCCAACCCTGGCGTTCTCGATCCTAACGCAGATCCCTCTACCAACAGCGTAGGTCAGGGTATGAGCACCCTGAACTCTGAGACCCTCGGTGAGAGCGGCGACGAGTTCAACAAGATGGCATTCTCGATCGAGAAGGTCACCGTTACTGCTAAGAGCCGTGCTCTGAAGGCAG